TATTATGAAGTGCATAGATCACATCTCTAAATACTCCTTGATTCCACAAATCGGTGATCTCAAACCCTATTTTAATTTTACTCATATTAATTTTTTAAGAAGCTCCTTAGCTTCCTGTTCAGGATTAGAAATATATAATAAGACTTTTCAAGAAAAAAACGGTTCTAAAAAAATGAAATCTGTTTTTGGTGAAGTGACTAATAATATTAGAGCTATTACTTATACACCTGATTTTGTACACTTAAATGAAGACAAGACAGGTTGGATTATAGAAACTAAGGGTTTTAGAACAGGAGAGTTTACTTTAAAATGGAAAATGTTTAAAAAGTTTTTGAAAGAAAATAAATATATTGTATCTTTATATACTCCTTCTGATCAGACTCAAGTTGCACAAGCTATTGATTCAGTAAAGAGTAAATATTATATATGAAAGTTTCAGGTGTTTACATAATTATAAATATAATTACTAATAAATATTATATTGGTAGCTCTACAAAAAGTATTTATAGAAGATTACAGCACCACAAAGCTTCTCTGATTAGAGGAAATCATCATAACTCTCATTTACAAAAAGCTTTTAATAAATATGGTGTTGAGAATTTTATATTTGATATATTAGAAGAACATCCCTCAGATATATGTAAATATATGGAACAATATTGGATTAATATGTTAAGTTCAGCAAATTCTATTTTTGGTTATAATATGTGTTCTGTAGCAAATAATACATTTGGTACTAAAAGAACACCACAACAATGTTTAAACATAAGTAATTCTTTAAAAGGAAAATTAAGTGGATCTAAACATCCATTATATGGAACTAAAAGAAATCCTACTTTTGAAAAAAAGTGTTGTAAAATGGATATTAATACAAAAGAAATTGTTAAAGAATATAAAAGTATAAAAGAAGCAGCTGAAGATACAGGTGTAGATAATACATCTATATCTAAAGCTTGTTGTGGGAAAACAAAAGTATGTAAAGGTTACATATGGAAATATTTAAACTAAAACTATGGAAATAATAAAACAATTAGAATTAAGTGCAGTAATATTACTAGGTGTAATTGTTACTTTATATTATGTTGTAAGTATATTTAATACTACATATATGGAGGTAATAAAAAGTCAATGTACTCTTATTTCTCATCCACATAAAAACACAATTATGTTCTTTGGTATAACCGAATCTATATTTATACTTGGAGGATTACTATTCACAGAGAAGTATGTAGTTTTCTTTGTCATACTCTTAATATGGAATTTGATATGGTCTTTTGTCAATCCTTGTAAACTAGGTAGTGATTTAAGATTATACAAATTTTATGTTATTATGTCCTTTATTATTAACTTATTTATAACTTCAATATTATTATTATGGCTAGAAAGAAATTTAATATAGAGTATTTAGCACTCTTACTTGGTGTAGGATCATTTTATCTTATGTTAGCACTTGGTCCTAACAAAGAAGTTGAGGAATATGAGCAAGAGCAAATATGTATCCCTCCACAAGAACCAGTAAAGCCTACAAATACTATTGTTCATGATTCATTTTCAAGTCTCCTGTTAAAGGATGAAATAAAAAGACTTGATATAAAGTTTCCTGATATAGTTTACGGACAAGCAAGATTAGAGAGTGGTAATTTTAAATCTAATGTATTTAAAAAATATAATAATCTATTTGGATTTAGAAAGAGTGAATATTTGTACTTTAGACACTGGAAAGAGTGTGTAGCTTATTATGCCAATTGGCAGAAGAAATATTATAAACAAGGAGACTACTTTGAGTTTTTAACCAAAATAGGTTATGCTGAAGCTGATTCCATATATAAAGAAAGAGTATTAGCATGTATAAAGTGAAAATAAAAGATCTTGAAGATGTCACTAAACTTTTAGATAAAATAGGTAAGTCTCCTATAACAGAAGGTACCTATAGAGTAAAAGCTGAAAAATTATCTAAGAGAATAAAAATAATTATACACAAATAAAAGCTCAGTGAAAACAGCAATAATTGATTTAGACAGTGTAGCTTATTCTATAGGTCATCCTAATAAAGTCTTAGGGGTAGATGGCGAGCCTTTAAGACAGGATGAGAAGTTTGTCTATATGGACAAAACAGAAGATGAGCTGAGAAATGCTGCTCACTATTGGATAAATAAAATTCTAACAGATACACAAGCTACTCATTATATTGCTTTCATTAAAGGTAAAAATACTATTACTTCTAGAAAAGAAGTAGCAGATACTTATAAGAGTAATAGAAAAATAGAGCAACCTAAATGGTGGGTGTTTGTAAAGAATTATCTAGTATGGGAGTTTAGAGCGGTAGAAGTGCATGATATGGAGGTAGATGATGCTGTAAATATTACAAGATTACAGGTTCCTGACTCATTTATATGTGCTATGGATAAGGATTTATTAGGATTAGAAGGAAATCATTATAATTGGAGAAAAGAAGAGTGGGTTTATACTAATAAGGATGAAGCTTATATAAAGTTTTGGAGTGACATGATTATAGGTCAATCTGGAGATGGAATTAAAGGAATTCCTGGAAAAGGTATTAAAACTGTAGAACAAATACTAAAACATACTGATAGTTTAGAGTCTTCAAGTCTTTTAAGATCAATGGTTTTAGAAAATTATATAGGTCATTTTGGAGAGTACATAGGAATTAAAGAATTTTACAAGAACTATATACAACTAAAAATATTAGATGTATACGAGGGATTTGAAATCCCTGAACCAATATGTGTAAAATAACAGGAGAGGAGTCCTATGAGTTTAAGATTAACATACCTTAAAGAAAAGGGTTATGTTGCAGATGATGGTGATTTAAGACATACTAAAGTAACAAGTTTTTGTTTAGCTATGTTTGATATTCACACATCAGATTTTGGAGGGAATTTACTAAATGTGCATATAGATGCACAATCTGGTGAACACCCTTATTTATTTATTATTGTATTAAATAAAGATGAACCTATATTAGTTGAAATAATGACTAAGGTAAGTTCACATGATTGTTTTGATTCATCTTTTGCTGATGATGATAACAATGAATTAGTATTTAGAATGAGAGTACCTGATGTACATGTTGAGGATTATCACAAGATAATTGCTGGAAAATACTCAAAAATATCTGAAGCTTATAAGAATTTACTTATAAGTAATAGACATTATGGAGGTACTATGTATGATTTAAACGATAGTCCATTGATTGTTAATGGACAAGTTGCCACTACAATGGCAGAAATATTAAAACCCTCTCTTAAGAAGAGAGAGATTGTTGCTAATCACTTTGGAGTTGAGGTCTCTTCCATAGTAGAACTTATAACTAAGCCTAACTTAGATTATGAAGTGTATAAAAGACCTAATGAATTATTTAATAAGTAAACAAATGTATGAGCGATAGATTAGATAGATTAAAAGAACTTATTGAAGATAAAAATAATCCAGAGAGAATATTTCCTATATTAAACAAATTTGATAGAATATTTACTCACCATACTACTAAGACATTTTGTTGGATATACCATGATATAACTCAGGGTCAACAACTTACAGACTTAGAGTTTACTAAACAAATGGATGAATATATTGAGAAGAATAACATTAAATGAGAATATACACAGTTGAAGATATAATACCTAAATATAATACACTATTAAGATATTGTACTAAACTTACAAACTTTAACATACAAGAAGCTGAAGATCTCCTTCATGATGTAATATATAACTATATATTAAAGGAACCTAAAGAGTTTGAAAGAGACTATCACTTCTTGTGTGCTATAGAAAAGGCTTGTAAGTTTAAATTCTTAGAGAATATAAGAAAAGCAAAACTTGATACAGTAGATAATGATGTAGACTACTACTTAGATTATGATCTAGGATATGATCAAAATTTCCTTGGAGATTATGATAATAATATTGATGTTTATTATATGACTAAAGATTTGTCTTATTTTGAGAAGAAAATGTTATATAATTTACATAATGGGTATACTAAACAAGAATTAAAAGAGAATTATAATTTACATTCTAGTTATTTTACAAAGCTCTTTTCTAAATTTAATGGAGAGGTTTTTGTAAATAGTAGTAAATATACAAATACAGATAATATCTTATCTAAAATAACTAATGATAAACATAAAAGAATATACAAGTTATATTTAGATAGAGTACCTCTAGCTGACATAGTAGAACGTACAAATACTTCTTATAGTGCAGTAGAACAAACAATTTACAGAATAAAGAAGAAATATGGTAAAGAAAAAGAATCCCAGAGTGTTTGAGAGTGGAGCTAAGAGAGATAATAATTCTGATAAACCTTTTATTCATCTTATAACTGGATACTTTAGACAGAGAGTTGGATATTTGCTTACAAAAGGTGCTGTTAAGTATGGTGAAGGTAATTTCTTTAAAGGAATACCTACAGCTGTTTACTTAGAGTCATTAGACAGACATCTTGCAGCTTACAAAGAAGGTGATAGATCAGAAGATCATTTATCAGCTATTGTTTTTGGTGCACAAGGGTGTATGTTAAATGAGCAGAAACAAGGAATTAAATCAGATTACTATTTTAAATTAAAATAAATGAACTTAATAGAATTTGAGGAACACAAATTTGCTAAAGACTGGTGGGACATACTCTCACCAGAATTTAGTGAACAATATATGATTGATATATACAATTATATCATTAGTAGAAAAACTAGTTTTGCTTCGATATATCCAGATTCTAGTAAAGTTTATAAAGCTTTTGAAGAGTCTTATAAAGATATAAAAGTAGTTATCTGGGGGCAGGATCCTTACCACACACCAGGAATGGCTATTGGCAGGGCTTTTGCAGTAAGTAAGAATACATTAGATACTAAAGTTCCACCTTCTCTTAGAAACATTTTTAAGGAGGTTGAAACAGATGTATATAATGGATTATACTTAGATCAAGATATTAGTTTAGAGAACTGGTCAAAACAAGGAGTTTTTTTATTAAACACTTGTTTAACTGTAGAAGAAGGTGTACCTTTGTCTCACGCTAATATTGGATGGCAGAGATTTACTCAAGTAGTATTTCAGCATTTAACGAATAAACAGGAACCATTAGTATTTATGTTATGGGGTAATCATGCAAAACAATATAAACAATTTATACATAACAAATATCATTTAGTGTTAGAAGCTACTCATCCAAGTCCTTTCTCAAAAGCAGGATTTTTAGGATGTAAACACTTCTCTAAAGCTAATGACTATTTGATTGCAAATAATACTAAGCCAATAATTTGGTAAATGACTAAAAAACGAAAAAAAGAAATTCAAGATTTCCTTTTAGCAAATCCAGGATATCTTAAAAAAAGTGCTTTATATTTAAAAAATAATCTCTTTAAAGCATATACGTTACAAGATGTGTATGATGTTTTACTTGAAGTTAGAGCTTTTAAGAAATCAGCAAGTACACCTAAACTAGAGATAGTTAAAGGTAAAGAACATATTGAACAGTTTTCTAAGATTAAAGAGAAGGCACTTAAACATAGACCACAAAATATATATACCCCAGGTAAGTATATTGTAATGGGATGTGTACATGCACCTTTTCACTATGAACAAGCTTTTAAAGCTGTCTTTAGTATGTTAAAAGACAACAGAAATTCAATTGTAGGATTAGTTCTTGCAGGTGATTTTCTAGATATGAATTCCTTAAGTTCACATGACAAGGGTAAGAAACCTTTACAAGGGATTACTTTAGATTATGAATATCAAGAAGGTAATACTTTATTAGACAATCTGTTATCACCTTTAGCTACTAATATTAGTAAGATATATATCTTTGGTAATCATGAAGATAGATATAATTGTTATATGGCTGATTCTGATAACTCTAAATTAGGTAAAGCACTTCCTGACCCTATTACAGCTTTAAGACTGTATGAACGAGGATTTAAAGTGTATACTAATTGGAAAGAAGACCATATTACATTAGGACATTACCTAGATGTATCTCATGGTGAGTTCTGTAATGTACATACTGCTAAGAAGCATATAGACACTTATAGACGCTCTACATTATATTATCATACTCATAGAGTACAACAATATATTGAAGGTGCTGTAGGAGGTTACAACGGTGGTAGTATGGCTGATTTTAGATCACAAGCATTTGGTTATGCAACCAGAGCTATGAAGAATAGCTGGTTAAACGGGTTTAATACAGTAGATATTGATAAAGATGGTTTTTATCACTTACAACAAATAGTTATGTATAATAACAGATTTGTATATGGTGATAAGACTTATAGTTTTTAGATTGTTGTAGTCCTTAAAGCTTGGTTAATGTATATTCATAAGATTAACTTTGTCTCTTGCAACAATTTAAATTAAAGAGATAAAATAAAAACAATTTCGTGTTTTCTAGAAATAGAGTTATACCTATACAATGCCCTGTCACACGCTCATTGCGAGCTTGAATGTAAGTAGAAGAAAACTAGGTTGTGGGTTGAGGTTGAACAACCCTCTCTTTATATAATATTAATTAAACTAGGTCCAAATGATTTCCTTGGCTTTCTAGAATGCGCAGTAACAGTAGGATTAAGTGGGTATAGCCACTCGCCTAGTTTAATTATTTAAAAAAATTAATAAAATGAAAACATATGTAATTGGAGATATACATGGTGCTTATAAATCTTTACAACAATGTTTATCTAAGGTAAACTTTGATTATGATAAAGACACACTTATTCAACTTGGTGATATCACTGATGGTTGGAGTGAAGTATATGAAATTGTAGAAGAATTACTTAAGATTAAGAATCTACATGCTATAAGAGGTAATCATGATGCAGGGTTTAAGACATGGTTGTCTGACGGTGATCATCCTACTTCTTGGTTACAAGGAGGAGATGGTACTTTGAAATCTTATTGTAAACATTTAGAAAGACAATATATTGGTAGACATGGTGGTTACACAACAGATCTATTACCTAAAGATTTACCAGAATCTCATTTTAACTTCTTTATGTTTAAACAAAAACCTTATCACATAGATTCTGACAACAGATTATATGTACACGGAGGTTTAAATAGACATCATCCTATAGATAATACTATTTATAACAATGAAGATGTATTAATGTGGGATAGAGATTTTTGGATGGCTGCATTAAGTTATGGTCAAGTAGAACCTGGTGATGAAATAGCTTATCCTAAAAGAGGTAAATTTAAAGTAAATGGTGATTTTAAAGATATATTCTTAGGTCATACAGCTACTATTAGTTGGAAAACTGATAAACCTATAAATGCTGCTAATGTGTGGAATTTAGATACAGGTGCAGGATTTCATGGTAAACTTACTATAATGAATGTAGAAACTAAAGAATATTGGCAATCAGATCTTGTGAAAGATTTGTATATTGGAGAAACAGGTAGAAATTAAGTGTAGGGCATGTGGTGAAATTGGTAGACACGCAGGACTTAAAATCCTGTGCCCGTAATAGGGCGTGTAGGTTCGAGCCCTACCTAGCCCACTTAAAATAAATTTAAAATTAAATTATGGAAAATCAAGATTCAGTATGTTATATAAATAAAATTAGTTCTATTACTCCTATTGAAGGAGCAGATAAAATAGAACTTGCAAAAGTCAACGGATGGACCTCTATTGTTCAAAAAGGAATACATAAAGAAGGTGATCTTGTTTTATGTATTATCACTGATGCAGTGATTCCTGAAGAATTAGCTACTAAATGGGGAGTATCTACATATCTTAGAAAAGGTAATCGTGTTAGAACAGTTAAACTTAAAGGAGTTTATAGTGAATGTGTATTAATACCTATATTTGATATACCTACTTATGGTCATAAGACAGAGGGTATGGATATGATGGCTAACTTAGGTATTTTCAAATATGAAGAGCCTGTAAGAGAAGTTGTATTAGCTGGTGGTAAACGAGTATTACAAAGAGATAATCCTCACTTTAATAAGTATTATAAGTTTCCTAATATCAAGAATGTACCTAATATCTTTAGTGCAATTGATTATGTAGTAATTACTAGAAAGATTCATGGTACTAATGCTAGATATGGTATTGTTAAGAAGGCTAAGATTACTATCTGGGATAGAATTAAGAAGTTCTTTGGTGATAAATATGCATACCATGAGTATGTTTATGGTTCTCACAATGTTATAAAAGGTTCAGATACTAATGGGTTTTACTCAGTAGATGTATGGGCTGATGTAGCAAAGAGATATAATATCAAGGAGAAGCTTTGGGAAGTATTTAAGAATTCATTTAATGACATCGAAGGAATTATTATCTATGGAGAAATCTATGGACCAGGTATTCAAGGGGAGAAATATACTTACGGAGAGAAGGAACACACCTTAGCTTTATTTGATATTGAAATTAATGGGAAATATGTAGAACGAGCTTTATTTGAACACTATACTATTTTTCAATTAAAACTCCCTACTGTAGATGTATTGTGGGAAGGATTCTATGATGAATCTACTATAGAAAACTATGTTAACAATCAGTATATTTTAGGAACTAATATACCTCACGAAGGTATTGTAATATCTGAAATATCAGGTGATAGACATAAAATTTGTAAAAAAATAAATCCAGAATATCATACATTTGCTGAAAAGCATTTAGTACCAGATGGACATTAACACTGGAATCTCATGCCTATAGACTGTAATACATGGTTTACAGATACAGTGTTAATAGATTAAGTTCTTCTAAACAGCGTTGGAGTGTACGACAAACACTTTTAAATCACCCTAAATGGTGGGTGACATAAGAAGATAAATAATGTGGGATGCACTCGTTACCCCATGTAGCTTAATTTTTAATTTAAAATAAAATGACTGAAGAAGTAGCAAAAGAAGCTAGTAAAATATTAAAAAGAAAAGGTGAATTAGAAATCACTCTTTCCAAGATTTTAGATATTAAAAATTCCATAGGAGGAGTTTTTCTTGTTAGATCTGAATATCCAGGATATATTGATATGTACCCTAACACTATTAGAATACCTAAATTATCTTCTGATATAAAGAACTTGGTAGTTAATAGTCTTACAAATGAGATTTTTGATTTAGACCAAGAATTAAAAAAATTAAATTGTTAAACTATGAATAAACATATAGTAATATTGTGTGGACCTCCTTGTAGTGGTAAAACTACTTGGAGAACAGAGGAGATGAAAAAACCCTTTACACGTTGTATCTCAAGAGATGATCTTAGAGCAGATACATATCCAGGTAAGTATACATTTAGTTCTGACAAAGAAGATAAAATTACAATGTATGAGAATCTTAAAATGATTAATTATACTCTTAATCCAAATATTAGAAGAATAATTGTTGATAATACTCATTGTAAAGAGAAGTATTTAGATAATTTGATACTAAAACAAGGTAAGAACAATGTAATTACAATTAAATTCTTTGAAGTATCTTTGTGGAAAGCTCACTATAGAAATATAGTAAGATTTATCTGGACAGGTAAATGGATACCTATCAAGGTTATGAATACAATGTATAAGAATTTTAAGAAGATTAATAGAGAAAAATATACTAAATATTTATGATAGATAATTTTGAATTAATAAAATCATTACTTAAATTTGAGAATGAACATGATTTTTATTTTCTTCAGATTATCCAAAGAAAGAAAGATCATAAAGAATCTCAATTTACATTAGGAATTAGTAATAATAACAGACTTATAAAAGCGTACTATATCTATAATTTAGAACAACTAGATAGATATAAATTAGAAATAACTATTCTTTGTAAAGAGTTTAATGCTAGAGCAGGTATCTGTTTAAATAGAAGAAATGCTAAGAGATTATCATTTGAAATGATGAAACTATTAGCTCAGAATATAAGTTGTGATCATTATGATCAATTAGGAGGTTTATGGAACACTGTTTGTGGTCAGCACCATTATGATTCTGATAAACTTTGGATAATTGATATTGATGAGAAAGATTTTGACTCTACTAAAATGCAAGAAACTATTAATAAATGTCAACCTTCAGGAATGAAAATAGTTGCTAATATACCAACTAAAAATGGTTATCATCTTATAACCAAACCTTTTGATGTTAGAGATTTTAGAGAAGAATACTTGGATTTAGATATCCATAAAAATAACCCAACAATATTATATATACCTTAATATGGAAAAAGAAAATATTTATATATGTGACATTGATGGTACTCTAGCAGAGTTTAGACATCATCGTGGACCATTTGATGAGCATAAAGTACTGGGTGACAGTCCATTACCTACTACAAAGATTATAGCTGATTTAGTTAAATTGGGAAATAAAGTTATATTCTTCTCAGGCAGAACTGATGGATGTAAGGAAGATACTACTAAGTGGTTAACTACTCATATACCTGACTTTGATATAGAGCTTTATATGCGTAAGGCAGGTGACTTTAGAGGAGATGATATTGTAAAGAAAGAAATGTATGATACTCATATAAAAGACAAATACAATGTAATAGCTGTATTTGATGATAGATTAAAAGTCTGTCGTATGTGGTATGAATTAGGCTTGTTTGTATTAAATTGCAATCAAGGATTAAAAGAATTTTAAAAAAAACTAATAAATGAAAAACTTACTAAATAAATTACAAAATAAAGGTGCTCTAGTAGTACTAAAAGAAAAGAGTGATAACATATTTAATGTATTCACAAGTACTGCAAAGCAGTTATCAGAAGTAAACATTCAAATAAGTATTGAAAAAGAAACACGCTCTGAGCAGATTGTCCTTCTTAAGGATGAATGTAAAGTTTTAGAAGACATTGAAAAGAGTAATCAGTCAATGATCAATAAAATTGAGAGTTTTCTAAAAGATTAATTATGGAAGTAGAAGATATATTAAAAAAGGTATCTGAAGTTGATCATAATTTAAAGTGGAGAGATATTGAATATCTTTGTAAACAAAAGAACTTTGTGATAAAACCTACCAGGAAAGGTTATAAAGTAAATATACACAAATCAGTATGGTGTTTACACTTAGAACATAGAATTTCTAATGAACTTAAACATGGTATTATTAGGAATTTAAGGAAAGTATTAATTAAAGAAAAAGTATTATGAAGGTATTGAATTTAGTAGATCTTGAGAAGTCTGATATTAAGTGGAAACCTAATAAGTATCCAGATGGTCAGAGAGATGTTGTAATTACTCCTTTTATGATTACAGATCATAAGATTCAGGTAAACTTTGGAATGATGGCTACTATTTCTTCCAATAAGAGTATAATGATTCAGTCAAGACTTAACAATTTTGAAGAAATCTCTACAGGAAACTTTATTGTAAAACAAGAATGTACTCCTGAGGATGAGTCTATCGGATTACTTAGAACAATCTATGAAGATGGTAAGTTCTATAATCAAACTACATTAACAGAAATTAGAAACAAATTAAACTAAATAATATGGAACTTGAAAAAAATATGGTTGTTTGGATTGATGGATTAGATGCTGTATTAGATTTTATGAATCTAATTAAAGATGAAAATCCTGATCAAACAAAAGAAGGCTTTGCTTTCTTAAAGAATGAAGATATACCTAGAAAAAATTACAGTGTAAATTTTGATGATGGAGTGTTGTTCTTTACTATATTAAGAATGAAAGGTTCTGATTATAGATTAATTGCTTCTCGTACTATAGAATGTATAGATCAATTTTTGAAGGAAGAGGAGAGCGAAAATAATTAATAACCTTCGGAAAGTTATTAATTTAGGTTTAGACATTTACCAAGGGGAAAATGTTCAAGGGGGTGAGAAGCCCTTTTTTGTATAATTATAAATCAGCACTTAGAAAAAAATTACGATTATGTTGCAACAAGCAAGAGAAGTAAGTGAGGTAGACATTTGTGAGTGGGAGTAAGTTGAAGTATAGGTTGCTTACTCCCCACTTCTTATTCATTCACCTTAGATAACCCAGAAATTGTACGCTCTACTTGAGTGAAGAATGGTAAATTCTTACCTAACGCTATTTTAATTCTAGATTGACCTTTGTAATCTCCTTTAATATAATAAGGATCTCCAGCAATGCTCTTCTGAGCAGCTTCGCAAAATTTAGCTGCATCTGTGACAATAGTCATAGCAGGAATTGAACTTTGTGTGATCTTTTCAAAAGCTAACGGTGAGGTAAAGAATGCCATATCTGTTTGAACTCTAAATGCAACATTAATAAGACCGTTAAGTGCTTTCTTTTCATCGTCATCATCAGAGTCTATACTTTTAAGCATTAATGCTAGGACATATATACTTATATATAACATGATCTCTGCAGCATTTTTACGCATGTTAGCTTTATCAACATCTGATAACTCATCTAAACTGGTTTTGAATGCCCCGCCAAAGGTTAAAAAATTTGCCATCTGGCTGAGAATAAGGAGTGGTCCTTGGACTAATCCCTGCTCTTTTAAGGTAATAAATCTACCTTTTCTCTTTCTACCTAATAATATATCATTTTTCTCTGCTTCAAATCTGGCAGCAAATCCTTCTGCTACCCACGATCTGAACATCATTACTGCACGTCCTAACACATTCTTCTTAATCTCTACAGCACTTGTAGGATCGTAGTTACCATGTATAATCTTCTTAACTTGTTCTAATTTATTCTTAAACTTATAAAAGTTATTAGCTGGTGAATGTTTTAACTTAGTACCCTCGTTCCATTCTTTTTCTTGTGGACCAAATTCTTCAGTCTTCCAATTACCTTCAGTATCATAGGCCTCAAATAGATTCTTGATCTCTCCTTTAAGATTAGTTACTGGTGTAGCATACATTAATGCTAAGAATGTAGCACCTTGGTTAAGATATTCAGCACGTTTAGTTCCTTCATAGGGATTAAACTTCTTAAGTCCCTTGAGGGCCATATTAGAAGTCTTTTGCTCTAATAAATCTAATGTAACCACACTAAACTTCTCCATTAAAGAAGCAATCTTCTTAGCTTGTTTACTTTCTAAGGTATCCAGAGTTAAACTCTTACCTACTGAATGTAGCATATTACCATATGCCTTATGCATATGCTCAAGATTGAAGTCTTCACCACCTGCAGCATGAGTTGTATTAGATATATAAGCAAATCCTACATTAGTTATAGGAGCAAATACATTCCAACCCATACCTTTAAGTTGAGCAAAGGCTAATACCTTTTCCCACCACTTAGAAGCTACTGAATAGCTACCTAGAGCATCTATATCAGCTTGAATAGCTGCTTTACCTTCAGGGGTATCAGCTTCTTCTAAACGTTTCTCCAGATTCTCTTTTATGATCTTTTCATCACTGTTTAATAATTTCTTCTTAGAAACACCTTCTTCAATCTTAGAATTACCATATAACATAGCATCAATAGCATATGCATATTGAGCTTTATATTTCTCTAATCCCTCTTTAATTCGAGGTTTACCTGTCAAAGAGTCTATTAGCGGAGTCTTATCAGGGTTAAGCATCATTTCCTTAGAGTTATTAACTAACTGTTCTAGAATTCTAATAGGATCTTCTATAGTAGCCTTATGTTTATAGCTTACAGCCATTAAGGCAAATCCTTTAGTAATAGTGTTTAAATTATAGGACTTTTCCTCAGGACTAAGTTGATTATGAATCATTCTTACAGGTAAAGTTTTTAAATCAGCTCCTGTAAAAGGATCCTGTTCAGCATAACTTATACCAGATTCTTCATTAGTAGTAAGCTCTGATATAACTTTATCATACCAACCAGTCATACCACCTTTAAGACCTTTATCACTAAATATCTCAGCTAGATTCTTACGTATTTCAGGTAGATAGTTATACTGTAGATCTTCCACCATATAATCAGGTAGATAATCATACATTTCATTATACTTACGTATAGCATATTCATACATAGCATATAGAGCTTCACTACCTTCAATAGATTCAAAGTTAGAGTCATACCACTCTGTTTTTGTACCATCATGCATAAACTTACGTGGTACTTCAGATATATACTTATAACCTTTAAAAGGTACAAAACTATCACCAAACTTCTGTTTCTTACCATCATATACCTGATCAGCATATACAAATGGACTATTAGCTAATACCCACTCTTGTAGCATAGCATCTTTAACAACAGAATCACCTTCTAAGTTTTCTATACGTTCTTTATTAGCTATATAATCTTTCTTATATAGATCCATTTTATCAGCTAGACGATTATGATATTCTTTATATCCCTTATCACCCAGTTGTTTCTTAAGATCTGCTCTGTGAGCATCTATCTCAGATTCATCATATTTAGTACTACCATCTAATTCTTCATAATCTTTATTAAAAAGTTTACGTAGATCAAATAGGATTTCGTTATCACGTTTCCACTTAAAATAATTCTCCCAAGCAGCTTTATCTTTAGTTTTTTGAGCTAATACACGTAAGGTTTTCTTAGTATCATAGAACTTCTGTGAGAATCTACTTGCTAAGCGTCCAGTCTTTACACCATCTATAATTTGTGAGAATAAAGACCATCCTTCTTTTTTAAACAAAGGATCCTTTTCTACAGCTTCACTAAGTCTATCAACTTCTTTTACAATATCTAACACCTCTTGTTCAGTATTAGTATTAGCATCCTTTATCATCTTAGAAGTCATCTGAAAGATAATATCATTAGTAGTACTAATATCTCTCATAAAACGCTGTAAGCCACCAATCTCTATCTTAGCTCCAAAGATCTCTTCTGCAGTGGCTTCTATACCCTGCTGTTTAAACAGCTCTTTAACAGTATTCTCAAATACTTCAGTATATAAACTACGGTTAACATTTGCTGCTGAAGTAATATTCTGTATAGATTGTACGTTAGCACTAAATTTGTCATCTTCTGTCTTTTTTAATTCAAATTTATTAAAGAAATCTTTAAGATCTAAAGACTCCCATTGATGTATAAGCTTATTAACATATAATAATTCAGAGATAGTTATAGAATCCTTCTTAAGAATTTCTTCTACCTCTCTCATATCAGAGTTACCATATGCTACAACATCTATTAGTCTATCTTCATTCTCTAATTGTTCAGCACGGTTTTTAAGCATATCTATCTTAGCTGATAGATCTGCAGAACGTGCTCTATCAGATTTATTAGAAGCTAGATTACGCTCCAGAGTTCTAATTCTATCTTTAAGTTTTAGAACTTCAGCATTATATTTACCTACTTTTTTAATCTTAGGTGAAAATGATACATCACCATTGTCTCTGTTAACATAATAATCTACTAATTTAGTAGGTACATTAATTGTTATCTTAGTACCATTAGCAGGAGTACTATCTATATCTATAAGATTACCATATGCAGAAGCTCTGTATCTAGAGTTAACTTGTTTTTGCACTTTCTTAGCCCACTCATAGGTCTCCTCTCTTGTATATAAGCGTTCCCCTTGAATTCCTCTTACGGGTAACAATATCTCTAATACTTTATTAGGATTTTCAATAGCAGAAGTTCTTCCTACACCTATTATGTCTTTAATATCAGAAATTATCTGATCACTGTAATTTTTACGACAATCCATATTAACAACGTTTTAATTCTGGTAGTTTAGAACTAACAGGAGATTTATTATCTGTATCAATAACATTCCCTGTAGCTTTTTGAGATAATACACTAGCTTGAGCTTGAGACTGTTGCTCATTAAAGTTTATAGTTCTACCATCAGGTAGTATATAAGGTTTCTTATTAGTAAGTACTGCAGGTTCCATTTTTCTTTCTACAAATATAGTGTTTTCTTTTGTAGATTGCAAATCTATAGTCTCCTCTACATACTCTTTATTACCTAAATTGATAAGCTCTACAGTATTCTCTACTGCAGCTTTAAGTACACTGTTCTCGTTTACAGAGAACCCTATAGAAGATAGAATACTATTGACTAATTCTAAGAATCTGTCTAACAAGGTCTTATCTGCAGTAAATGGTATGCGATTAAGCATCTCTTGGAACTTATAATCTGTCATAACCATAGTAACAAATTCTTTAAGTCCTCTATCACTCTCCATTAAACCATAGTATTTACTTACCTGGTACTCCTCAAGTTCATTATTAGACTCAAAGTTTTTAACAAAGAGTTCATATTCAGCTTTAAGTTCAGGATATGCTAAGATCTTATCTCTAGCTACTTTCTGTAAAACCTTTAGGGAATTAATAATACGTTCCTGGGAAGGAGTTAAATCTTTAGCATTAATTACACCAACTGTAAAGTGGTGAACTAATTCATGCAGTATAGCTCTTTCAAATTCAAAATCTGAAGTAGCATATTTAGGGTTTAAACCAATTGTTTTAGTACTAGCCTTATAAACACCTACTACATAATCTTTTACAGTTGTAAGTGTAGGTAGAGGGTAATCAGTAAGATTATTTAAGAACTGTTTAGCTAACTCCTTATGTAAAGGACTTTCAGTTTTATCTATAATGGCATACAGTGCAGCTTGAATACCATGTTCAATATCATACTTAGCAACTCTGTCTATAGCAGGTTGATTATTAGTTACTTCTGGAGTAGTATCTGCAATAAGGGTTTCCTTAGAAGCTGTTTGAGCCTTCTGTATAGGTACAATATTAGATTTGTTTTCTAATATATTAGACTCTATGTTATTCTCTCCTTGATTCCATTCAGAATAACCAAATGTTCCTAGAGTATCTATTTGTATATACTGACCGTTACCTATATATTGATATAACTTATAGTTTAAATTTACAAATTCTGGCAAAGCTTTAAATGAAAAACCATCACTATCTCTTCTGTCTACAAGTAATTCAGCACCACCTTCATTAATATTTATAGTAAAAGATTTAACAATCTTAGTTTTCTTACCTCTGTTAGTCTCATCTAAAGTCTTAATATCACTTATTTGTGATTGATCATCTTTAAGACGAATAGCTTTGTTAGGATTATGTTGGATCCATTGTTTAGTAAAATTAGATACATCGTAATAGTTTTGCTTCTCAGCATTTATACCAAACAAGGTCTCATCATCAAACTGTAGTTCACGTAATTCTTTTGCAAAAGGAATATTGGTAAGATACACATTAGGTATGTATTTGCCAAACTGAATAGCTTGTTGTATACCACCGCTCAGGTAGAAATATGTAACTAAGTTCTGAGCTAGTTCTCTAGTTGTAGGATTGATAATTAAGTCTGTAAACCCTTGATATATAGATAGTTCATCCATATTCTCACCAGAACCAGCATTGTATTTAATCAATGAAGGTTTAGTACCAGTGGTATCAATCTCTGTAGTTAAACGTATAATAAAGGGATTCTTAGAAGTCTCTTGTAATTGTTTTACTTGAGCAGCTAAGCTCTTATTGTCAGGAGTTTCAAAGAATAACTTCTTTCTAAGATCACTAATAGCTTCAGTATCTAAACCTAAACTTTGCTTACTATAAATAAAGCTTTTGATATTATTAAATATTTGAAATCTATTATCAGAAGTTAATCTTTCCTTACCTGTAATAAGTTGAATCTCATTAAATAAATATTGTATAGATTCCTTACTATAAGGAAACATATTAGCCCATAGCTTATTAGCTAAGAATAGTGCATTCTCTGTAGCATAACCATTGATAGTGTTATCTAATAGGTTAACTGCATTCTCAATATATTTATTCTCTCCTAGTAACTTAACTTTCTCTTCTTTAGCTACACTCTCTATAATAGAAGGGGCTACTCCAGAGGAGTCAGTATTAACTGCTAATTGAACATTAGATAGTTCTTTGCCAATCTCACGTGCTTTACCAAATTTAACAATAGCTCTGATTTGAGTTTTATAATAGTTTGGATCTTTATTACCATCTTTGATAGCATCCCACATCTCTTGTTGAGTTAAAGGATAATCTGGATCAGATAGAGACTCTACTAAGTCAGGGGATAATCCTCCTTTAGTGGCATAATCATCTATAAGCTTCTTGATAATAGTTTGTTCAGGATTAGCTATAAACTCTTCGTTTAATGAGTCCTTAGTTCTAGACATCTCATCTGTATAGTCAAACATTATGTCCTGACTAGTAAGAGGTACTACAAAGCTTTCAGTAAATCCTACAGCTATAAATGCAAACTCAGCATCTACTGTGTAAGCATTAGAATTGATCTTCTCTAATAACTGTTCTTTTTCATTATCTACAGCTGCAGATTGATAAGCAACAGCTCCTGCTATTTTATACACTCCTTTATCTACAGAATCAATATTTGATATATCATTAAGACCTACAGGTTTACCACTAGCATCTCCAAAGTATAACTTATAAGGAATAGATCCCTCTTTACTAATAGTTCTTACAAAGAGACCTCTCTCTTGAGCAATAGATAGGAATACTACATTCAAAGACTTAATCCCTGTTAATGTCTTGCCAGCTCTAGCTTTTAGGTATTTTTCTTTTTGATACTGGTCACTTAATCTTGTAGGTTTAAAGTCTTCTTTAAATCGTTTAGTTCTTGCTTTGTCTACCTCTGAAGCTAATTCAGGGAGATTACCAAATCCTAATGGATGTATAATTTGTTTTTGAACCTCTGGATTTGGATTAGACATTACTGAAAAGTGTACATCTAATATCTTGTTTTGTAATTCTTTTTGTTTGAATTTAAACTTAAAGGTCTCAAAATCATCATTAATGTAATCAGCCCATTTAGGATTCATTGCTCCTACTAAATTAGAAGCAGCTTCATCTTCTTTAGCTTTATATAGAGCTTCTATTTCAGCTTCAGAAAAGTTATACTTTTGTAACTTACCATTTTGTAACTTAGCATTATACATGTAAGAATATAACTTATCTACATCAAAGTCGGATCCCATTTGTTTAGTCCAATCCTTTGGACCAATAACTAAATCAGTATTACCTGGCAAGAATCCTACAATCTCTACATAAGACATAGAGTTAAGACCTTGCGTAGGAATACGGAAGCCAAATACTTTGAGTAAATCGGGATCTATATTTTCTAGATCAGTGAGACTGTTAATATGAAAGATCTCACCATCTATACCACGTAATTTATTAGGTATTAAGATTTGAGCAGGTAACACCTTACCATTAACTATACGTTGAGGTTGTAATCCTTTTGTAGGATCATATGATTTAGTATAGATAATATTACTAGAACCCTTAGTAAATCCTTCTTCAGAACCTAATACAAATGAGTTACCTCTCATCTTTTGCTTACGTACTCTGTTATCTACTAAAGAGTTTAATAGTGCTTCTATTCTTGAAGCTGAAGTACTTGACCATAATGGTAGAGCAAAAGCTTGAGTAAACTCATCTTTCTTAATAAGCTTAAGAGCATCAATATCATTCTGAGGCCAACTTCTAGAAGTAGCCTCCTCAACCAATAATTCTCTAACTTTCTCCAGATCAACATTACCATCAGCATCATTTATTAAACGCAGTAAGTCTTGCTTAGAATTCTCAAATAACTCTTTATTGAGTTCGTTGTATTTATCTTGTAGCTGTTTACCTGTTAGAGTTTCTCCATTATATTCAAATCCTTCTACTTCTAGGATATTGGTAAATAGTAGTTTAGACTCTTGTGTGCCACGATTGATAGTATCCTTAGACTCATCAAAAGGAACATCTTGCTGAATTCTAAACCCTGATCTATCTAATGTAAGATTATTATTAAGTACCATATCATCTACAAAAGAACCATCTTCTTTAAATACTTTATTAAAGAATTCAGGACCACCTACTTTAGTAGCTGTTTTAAAAGCAACTCTATCTATACCACCTCTGATCATAGCTTCTCTAAGTTTATCTAACTCAGGAGTTAATCCTTTAATTAAAGGAAAAGAAGAACTTTTAATATAGATCTTTCTGTTAAGATCCATACTAGGTTCTAATTGTGTATTTACATATACAGGCTTAATAGGTTGTAGTATAATGTTATAATCCTTGCGGGTAAGTGTACTAGATGCTTCTCTTGATAAGAACTCTTTAGTTTGTTCAGGAGTTATCTTACCACTCTTCTCTAGAACATATAAATGTTCTTTAAGTGTAGTCCACTCTTGGGCATCTGTTCCTTGTATCTTTCTGTACTCTTGGCTATTCTCTTTACCTAATAGTTTCTCTATCTGATCTATATTTTTAGATATAGATAGTGCACCTAATGTCTTTACATCATCATCAATAAATGCCTGTACATATTTATTGTCTTTGCTATCAGCTAACTCTAATCCTGGTGCAATTTCACCAGCCAGACGTTTGCCAATATTAATCCAAGTTTCCTCCATAGTTTTTTTAGCATACTGAGCTGGATCACCAATAAACATTTGAAAAGCATTTGCATTAGCTATTAGATAGTTAGTAACAAAATCTATTGCAGCATATGTAGTCAGGTTATCTGCTGTTTTATCCTTAACACTAAAGTTAGTATTAACAGCTGCTTCATAAGTCTTATCTATATTAGTAAGTTTACCTTCTTTGTTAATAAGACCTAAAGCTTCCCAATGAGCTTTCTTTGAAGAAGCTAGATTTCTAATATGTTTTTCTATTACTCCTTTTACTATTGCCTCAGTAGTAGGGTTTAATTCTATAAGAGTTTGTCTGTTACCTTCACCTTCCCATAGTCCTTCAGTATGATTTAACTCTTCAAAGAAATAGAATTTAGAGGGATTGTACCCAGAAATATTGTTCTTTAGATTGTAAGAAGCTCTAATACGTTTATACTCTGCTAGAGCAGAAGCCGCTACAGCATCTATAGTGTCGCTATTAAGTTCATAAGTATCACCTTCAAAGCGAATACCTAATTCATGTCTTAGTGCCGTTAAACCAACCATAGTTGATTTATCTGACATTGTAGGAAATAAGAAGTGAGATATTAAACCTTTACCCTTACCAGAACCATTATTTTGATTCCAGAAGAGACCTAACTTAGTCATCTCATGTTCACGACTAGACATTTCATCTAGTGTAGTACCATCATTTTTGTTAATCTTAAGTGTATCTACATAGAAGTAATCAAACACTTGTGAGAAGTATGAATTAGGATTTGATAATTTCTTGATCCACTCTGAAGTAGAAGAGAAGCTTATCTTACTTAACTTTTCTAAGTAGTTATCTTTATTACGTTTTAACTTATAGAACTGATTGATAAAGAACTTATTAGCTGAGTAGCTAAATATGGTTTTACCTTCACCATTCTTATGAGAGTTAGAGAAGTAAGCTCTTGAATACTTAGCTTCTTCAGCTGCTAACTTCTTAATACCAGAGTTATTAAGCATAGGATTATTAGTATCAAAAGAATCTTCTGATGTAATAGGTTTGCTTAAATTATCAATAATGGTTTTGAATATACCATTAGCATCACTGAATTGTTTTACCCAAGGGAAACGAGGGTTATTCTTAATACTTTCTAAGGTATCCATTGATATGTCTATACCTAATTGTTCTAACCAAGACTTAACATCTTCCAGGTTATTCTTATCAATAGCTTCTATCTGTGCAACTAATGAAGCACGTGTTTCATTATCTAATACTAATATACCTGGTTCATTCTCTTTAACCAAGTTACTACTCTTAAGCTGTTGATACCATTTAGCTAGAATAACCTTAGTTATAGCACCTTGATCAGCATCCATAACCTTAACAGTAGTACCTTGCTTATTCTCAATAATGTTTACTATCTTAAATCCTGTATAGTGTTTAGTAGCCCATTGAACAAACTCATTTCTAACTTGTTCAGAAGCAGTATCTAATTGTTCTTTAACAGAAGCTATCCAAGGTTGTTTAAGAGTTAACTCGTTTAATACAGAACTAATATCTTCATAAGAAGCCTCTAGACCTGCTAATTGTCCTGACAAGTAATTAACCACTTCATCATAACTCATGTATGAATCAGCTCCAAGGTAATTTTTTTTAGGATTAGGGATGAATGAAAAGAATTGTTTTAAACGACTGGACATTCCTTCTTTAGAGTCTATTTGAAATATAGCTCCATCATCAAAGTTTACTTTCTCATTATCAGATTCTATATCCTCAATACCCATTAGAGAATCATTAGAACTAGACTTAACATTGAATGCTAACAAGCGAGCTTGTGATTGCTCAGCGAATTCACCATAATTAGCTAATATCTTTTCAAATTCTCTGCCTAAAGGAGTACCTTCATAATCAGCAGCATAATTTTTAAACTCTTCTTTTAGATCACTATATAATACAATAGCACGTCTATCATCTTCTTTCTTAGCACTTTTGAGCTTAGTTAGAATATAATGATTCATCATGTTTATGATCTGAGCTTGTTGAGAAGCAGTAAAACCACTAATCAATGAACTCTCCTTAGCTATATTTCTAACTTCTCCTGGTTTTAAAAACACTGGAGACTGATCGTCTAAATTTAACTCACCATTACCTAAATCACCAAAAGCTTTACCTTTTTTATTTAAAGGTTTCTCTTTAGTAGCTTTAGTTTTCTTTTTCTCTAAAGCAGCTAATTCTGCATCATATTTAGCATTGATTTCTTCATTAGTTGCTATATAAACAAGTTTATTATTTTGGTCAATTAAATCTTCTGTCCAAGCTAAAACATCTTCTAAAATACCTGTAATAGTATCTCTTTGTGGTATTTCTTTATTAAATCTTTTAGCCCATCTTTCTAATTGTTCAAATAATAAATCTCCAATAGCATTTATAAATTCAGAAAATAAATTAGATTTCTTACCTTCTGCTTTTGTATTTTTTAGAGTATATTGAAAACTTGAATTACTAAATGCTTCTGCAATAAATTCATCTAAATTAGTAAAGCCATATTCTTTAGACTTAGGGTTATCTCTTTTAACTTTTTCAAATATTCTTTGAAGTTGTTCTATTGCATTTTTTTCTTTAGCTGTAAGATTAGATTTAAAACCCGGAATTAATCCTTGTTTTTCAATATTGTAATTTGATATTTTAGATGTAGTAAACCCATGTATAAGTTCATGTATAAATGTATGAACTTCAAATTCTTTACCTTCTAAAATTCCATCAAGAGTTTCTTGTGAAAGTATCATACCAAACCAAGTAGCTTGTCCACTTGCATTTCTATTATTTAGATAGTCAGAATCTATAATAGTAGAATATTTACTAAAATCAATTAACTTTTCTAATATTCTAATAATTATTCCTTGTACAGATGTTGCAGGGTATCTTTGTTTTAAAGATTCTACAATTTTTTTAGTATTTTCTCTACCCTCTCTTAACTTATCTTCACCTATATTTTTAGTAGTTTCTAAATCTTCTTGTCTTCTTCTTTCTATATCAGCTTTTTTATCACCATTTTGTTTAATCTCATCCTTCTTAGAGGGATCACCAAATGTAACTACAGGTTGCACAAAATAAGTATATGAACCATCAGGTAACTGATATTCCACTACATCAGTAGTTGTGTTCTCTTTAATAAATTCTACGTAAGTAGATTCTTTAGGCTGAACTTCACCTTCATTAGTTATGAAAGCATGTTTAAATGAAGGTTTATCTAAGTGGTTTAAGAAGACAGATGTCCAAGCATTCTTAATATAAGCATTAAAATCTGCACGATCCCAATACTTAATACTACCAACATCTCTCATTACATCACCACCAACACCATATTTAATACCACTGCCTAATACATCTAGAAATAACTTATCCCCTCTACCTACATTATTACTTAAATCAGATTGTTCAAATGAATTAGTAGATACATATAGATTGAAGAATTTGCGTAATCCTTTAGCTGTAAGGATATCAAATCCAGTGATCTTGTAAACTTCATTAGCAAGAGTCTTGTTTTGAGTAAAGAATGCTTCTGCAGCGTTAGTTAAAGTATCAGCTATTTGATCACTAATCTTATTATTATAGACAGGTAGTGCTACCTTTTTACCTTTAACAGGAGTATCTACAATCATATAGACTACGCCTGAAGTAATATTTTTATTTACAGGCTGTTCACCACTAAGTACTCTTTCTAGACCTGTCCAGAAAGCATTATCCTTACCTACAGCAAATACTATATTAGGATCTTTAATAAGTTCTGAGGTAGGTCTGTATTCATTTTCTTTTGTAGTAGATAACTTACCAAAAGTTTTAGAGTTTATCTCTACAGTCATCTTACCATTCTTAAATATATCATTACGTAGAGCTGTTAATAACTCACGTTGTAATGCTATATTATCTCCAACACTAGCTACATTAGTAGGATTAATCCAATCTAACGTATGCAAATATCCCACAAGTTTACCATCTTGATTAGTAATCTTGATAGGGACTAGGTTCACATCGTTCTTATAAGTCTCATAAGATATAACTGATTTATCATCTTTGATGATATTAAAAGCAGTATCTACCTCTAAGAATAAAGTATCACCAACTTGATATTGTGTATTAGACAATATCATAGGATCAGCCATATTTTTATTTAACTCTTCAGATACATCTGTAAGTTTTCTATAACTCTTATCTTTAGTAAACTCTTCAGTATACTCTTTAGATAAGTATGCTATACTATGTGCAGCAGGAATGATTAAATCACCTAAAGTAACAGTAGTTCCTTGTGGAGATATACCTTTACCGTTATCACTAGTGAAGGATAGAGTCTCCTCAAGTAATTGTTGAGCAGCACGTCTTTCTGCAGTAGAGATTTCTGGTACAATACCATCTTTACTGTTTATTTCAGTATTCTCTTTATTCTCTTGTTCAGCAATAATGCTTTCTCTTTGCTTATTTAAAGCTTCAGTTTGTGTGGCATATTCTTGCTCATTAAATTCTGAAGCATCTTCTAACTCTTTAATAAGAGTATCATACTTAGTATGTATATCATTAGCTTCTTGAGCAGTTTCTGCTGAAGATAACTCTTCTTCTTTTAACTCATTCAACTCTCCTATTCTACTTTCAATAGTAGATGAAATATCATTCTTTTGAGTATCTAATTCTTGCTTAGCAGTATCTACTGTTTTAGCAGTAGCTTTATTAGCTTCAGTTTCTTTCTTTCTTTCAATCTCAGCTAGTTCAGCTTCCTCAGCAAGTTTCTTCTCTCTATCTTTTTGAGCCTTCTTCTCAAACTCCATAACCTTGTCTGGGTTATTAAAATTAGCAAGATTCTCTTTAATCTCTTCAATGTTTTTTAATTCATTAAACTGATGTTTATATAAATTCTTTAACTCTTCACTGTTAGTAGTGATAATATCTCTTTCTAATTGCTCTAGAGAAACAACTCCATTATTAGGATTCTTTACTAATTCCTGTCCAAGTTTACTGATTTCTGCATCTGCTTGTTCAGTAGGTATACCTAGACTCTTTAATGCTTCAGCCTTTAACTTAAGTTGCTTATATTTAAGTACTTGAAGATCATTCAAGTCACCTAATGTCTGCATATCCTGAGCTTCTAAACGCATAATATCACTACGAAGACCTCTAAATCTACGTTCAGCAGATCTTTGTTCTAAATGAGCAACTACTTCTAAACCTTTAATTTCATTAGACTTTTCAGGTTGTAGAGCAAGTTTCTTTTGAAAAGATTCAACAGATTCTATATCACTGATCTTATCATGTAATCTTTGAATAAGTTCTGTTCTTTCAGTAGGATCATCAACTCTTTCAGGATTAGATGCTAAATATACTAAATCATCTTTTAACTTATCTAATGTTTTATTAGCGGTATGTTGTAGTATAGTATTATTAAACTGTTCATCTTGAACTTTATAATAACCTTCTTTATCCCCTGTTAGGATAGCTTTATGAGCAGCTAGAGTACTATCAAATTTACTTTGATCACGTACATCTTTATAGGCAGATACTCCTGCAAATATACCACCACCAATAGCCCCCAAGAAACCAGATTCCCAGAAATCAGAGTCTTTCATATACTCTGTCATTCTATCACCAAAGGTTGTATTGTCTTTAACAAGACCTGAGTTAACTAGAGCACTTCTTTTAGACTCTTTATCTGTGGTATACTGATACATCTCCTCACCACCTTCAGAACCCATTGTAAGAGCTATATCAGCTCCTCTAGTAGCAGCTTTATTCTCAGCACCAAAGAGAGTAGATGCTCCTTTAAAACCTTTAAAAAAAGCAGTATATTGTAACAAGTCTTGAGCAACCATAGCTGAATTAGCAAGCCAATTCTTTCTAGCTGCTTCTCCTGCAATAGCTTTAGCTTCTTCTTCATGACCTTCACCTAGTTTCTTAATTGCTTCTTGATAAGTACTTTTAAATGTTTGTTCCCCCTCCATTGTATTCTCCATATAACGAGAGATAATTGGAGCAGTAATTCCCTGTAAAGTCTCCTCAGCTATACCAAGTTTACCTAAAGCCTTAGTCATACCTGAGACTTTACCTAAAGCAGATATGCCTTTAACAGCACCTAATGTAGGAATAATCATAGATAAACTGGAACCTATTGAAGGCATAGCATCAGCCCACCATCCAGCACTTTCTGGATGAAAACCTTCTGAAGCTTTAGTTCTATACACATCCATATGTGTAGCTTCTTTAGCTTGATCCATGATAGAACCAAACCAGTTGCCAAACTCTTGTTCAGTACCTTTAATTAAATTTGCATGTTGTTCAAAGTCTAAAAGATAAGATGCGTCCTTTAGACCATCTAATACTATAGATGATGCTGTATTTACTAAACCAGAACCTAGTTTAGCTAATGAACCTTGAGATTGTGCTCTCTGTTCATTTATATCTTGATCAGGATATACTGTCTTAATATAGTCAGTATATTTTGATATATTTAAATTATATTGTTTACCTGACTCTCTACCTTGAAAGGGTTTAGTATCTATGTCAGGTAACTCTTTTAATCCTTTATTTTTATTAAAGGATGGTAATTCTTTAAGACCTCCCTTATCTTCAGAAGAGTCAAATGATGGCAATTCTTTTAATTCCATTATTTTATTGCATTTAAAACCTGTAATACTTCTTCTTCTGAACTATATGTCTTAGTGCCATAACCACTACCAGAGCCATCTACTTCATAGACTGTCCCTGCAGGAGTTTTCTTCTTGGTTACTTTAGCCATAATTCTATTGCTCTTACCATCAGCAGAAGTTGTTTGTATATCTCTACTAGTACCCTCTCTTATTTCAGAAACCTGTGTAGCAAATTGTGGATATACCATTTCTAATCCCATATGATAACGGGACTTAGCAGCAGGTGTATCTTTTTTACTATTTTCATCCATAAGATCTTTACCAATCTTTTCATTGATATTGTGCTCTCCAGCAGGTTTCACATAATATTTTTTATTATCTACAACTTTACCTTTATCATCTCTTATTTCTTCTGTAGCACCAAATAGGTATCCTAATTTGTCAACAGGTTTTTCAGAGATCTGAGGTATTCTTAAATGTTTAGGTATTTTATCAGGGTCTGTAACAGGTCCGTTCTCATCATACACTTCCCAACTACCTACACCATTATTATACATATCTTCAATAGCCTTAGAAGTTTTAAGTTCCTTTTCACTATCAACGGTAATTAAGTTAGGCTGTAGGGTAAAGTTATCAGAAGTGTTCTTTAAGTATTTGTCAATGTTGATATTCTTTCTGTTATAAGCATTACCTAACTTCTTAGCATCTCCGATAGGATCTTTAGATCCCATAGCTTCAAATAATTCTTTGACTGTGGATGTACTTGGCAAATTATACTTTTTAAGTAATCTGCCATAATTAGGATCAGAAAAGTCACCAGGATTCCAATCACCATATTTAGCTACGATAGCTTTATCTTCAGATGTAGTTTGTTTAGAGCCTACTTCTTTAACTGCTTTTTCACGAAGCTCTTCTCTTCTAGCTAATTGAATTTCATTCCACTTAGCTTGACTATCTGCTCTGACCCATTCAGGGCTATTTGCTGGTAAAGTAGATTTAAGTTTATTTAATTCAGTAATAGAGGATTTAAACTTCTCTATACTATTATTAAGCTCACCAGAAGATTTCTCAATACTTTGTGGATTTATACCCATACCTTGCACAGAGAATCTTACGATATCATTGTCCAACTTATGTTTATAGTCAGCTTCTGCTTTCCAGTCACCTTTAATGTGAGACTCTTCAGTTTGATGTACAATCTTAGCAGCTAATCTGTTATGAAATTCATCTTTAGCTTGTGCTTCCATTACATCAATAAGCTTACCCTTCTTCTTAACTTCTACAGGATAATACTTACCATCCTTACCTTTTTGATCAACTATTTCTGTATAGTCTACTATTCTTTCAGGATTATCTCCAGCAGCTGCAATATCATGATTAATTTTCATTAATCCATAAGTTCTCTCTTTAGAATCTTTCCAAGAACTGTCTATATAATTAGATACTCTTGTACCACTCACTCCTTTATTAGAAACCTCTCTTAGATAATCTCCAGCATCATAAGCAGATGCATCACCTGATTCAGCAAAATGTAAAGCATGTTTATTTAACTCTTCTGCAGAATCAAATTTCTCAGCTACATCATAAGGATTATAAGGAGCAATCTTACCTTTCTTTAGATCATTCATATACTGTGTATTATATGCAAGTAATTGCTGACCATAGTAAGGATCTGTCGCAAAGTCTTTATTCTTAGATACTTCTTCACTATGTTTACGCATAGTTTCTGCAATACTATCAATAGCTTTGAGCTTATTATATTCTTGAAAAGCTTTAGTTACATATTGTTGTGACTTTAATCTGTATTGATTATTATCAATCTCACCAGCAATATAATCTGCAGCTATTTTATTCTTCTCTTCATCAAGACTTGCTACTGTTTGATTTTTAATATCCTCAAAATCTAAGCTCGCATCTCTAATACCTCCTGGTGCACTAGGATCATATACTTTGCTACCAGCGTTTAAGTTTAGTTTAGCAAAAGGATCAGTAGCATCTACTAATTTCTTATTAGTATCTTCATATGCTTTATCAGCATCTTTACCTATTTTATATAAAGCATCCAATGGCATCGGTACATACGAGCTCACTGGTTGTCTGCTTTGATAATTAGTATATCTATTAACACCCATTTTGTAAAGTTAGTAAATTAATTGATTGTAGCAAAATTATTTGCCATATTTTTTCTTTCTATAGGCTTCAAACTTACGTTGAAAAGCTGGATCATTAAACTGCATGAATTCCATCATTTCTCTATCTCTTTGATTCATAGAGTAATCCTTCATACCTTGAGCAGCATTAGCACCTAAATCTCCAATAGCTTCATATTTATTAGATAAGTACTTACCCTTATTAGCAGCTGTTCTGTCATCTGTAGTAAGTAAACTATTAGCATTGAACTCTTTAGCTCTATTACTAATTTGAGAGTTCATATTACCATACTCACGTCTAATCTTATCTTTAGCTAAACTAAGACTACTTGCTAATCCTATACGATTGGATAAATAATTACCAGCATGTCCAGAAGACTTGTCTGCTAAATCATATCTTGCAATTCTACCTTGTGTATCAACATCACGTAAACTTGCTGTAGGATCTAACAAAGAAGGTTTGTAAGTACGTTCTTTTTCAACATCCCATGTTTTATTAGCTTTATCACCTAAATAAGATAATGCTCCAGCTGAATTAGCTAAAGTAGAACCTAATTGATAAGCCATATTTTTCCAGTTACTACCGCCACTCTCAATATTACCAGAGTTTCCTTTCATAGCATCAATACCTTCTTGACTGTCCCAAGGAGATTTATAAGCTAAATTAGGATCTTGATTAGTTTGAGGATTATTATAATTATAACTAGGGTTACCAATAAACTCCATTCCTCTCATAGAAGGATTACCTATATAAGGCATAGCACTATTGTTCACATAATATTGATTAGCTTCTTGTTCAGTCTGAGGACCATATCCACCTGGACCATACTTAGGCATCATTCCACCACCACGGTATAAAGGTTTACCATAAGTTCTTTGATAAGCTTGTTCAAAGCTTTCATTAGCATTTTGAACTACAGGAGTTGTTTGTTGATAACCACTTGGTACTAAAGGTTTAACACCTGTATTCATACCTGCATTTTGTAATGATAAAAAAGCTGTACCTGTATTAGGATTAACTCCTAAACCACCTGTACTATTACCTTGAAGATTACCTGTATAAGAAGGGTATGTATTAGAGGGTCTATTAAAACCCATTTGTTCTTGAGAACTTAATCTACGTCCTGTTGCATCAATAGGGAATCCTTGTGCATCAACTTTACCACCTTCAGGAAATTGTTGAATACCACCTAATCTTTTAGTATAGTTATTTAACTTAGATTGTTTTAACATCTCTTGTTCTTGAAATAACTTCATAGAGTTCTTATGTTTAACATCTAACATTAGTTGAGCAGTAGCTTTAGCCATACGATTAGCTTTAGAATCTTCTAGGATTTTAACTTCTTTATCTGTACTATTAGGTTTATTTAATATAGCAAATGTCTTCTTACTTCCCCTAGGTTTTAATTTATCTGAGAAGATAAGAGTACCAGGGTCTAATACAGTACCTTCTTCTGCATTCTGTGCTTCATGTGAAGGTAAATTAAACTGTGTAGTAGATCCATCTGGATTTAATGTATTTTCTTGTTTTTCTAATTGAGCATTACCTCCTTGAGAATAATTACCACCATTAGGAAATTCAATAATATGCATAGGATCATATAATGGATGCATTAATTTATATGCTCCACCTTTTTCAAAGTAAGGATTTTGTTGTTTCATTCCATATGAATTAGCTCCTGTTATATTAGGATCATTTGGGTTTGGTTGAGATATCATATTGGTTCCAACAGATAACATAGTACTACCAAACATATTTTGTCCTTGTCCAGTTGGAGTTTGTCCAGCATCTATTTGTCCTTGTGTACCAGGTTTATTAGCCATAGAAGACATTCCTTTACCCGCCCACATTTCTCCTATACTAGAACCCATCTTAGCAATAGGTTGTGCTTGATCATATAGACCTTGTTGGGTTTGATTATAACCTGTCTTTTGAGGAGTTTTATCAAACTTTCTATATATCTTATTAACAGGATTCATAGAATCCATTGACTCTTTAAGAGCTTCAGTTTCACCTAATGATCTACCAAACTTAGTACTATCATATTGATCTTGAGTAATGACGTTAGCTCCTGCACCACCAGATACAGTAGTAATGGCATTATCAGCTAGACCTAATCCTAACTCTTCTAGTTCTTTACCTCCAAATTTATATATTTTAGGTAACTTCTTCTTTTTCAATGATTTAGCCATTGTATAATTATTGTTGTTATAAGGTGTGTGTAAATTGAAAAATAGAATAAACCTTATACAGTAATATAAGGATTTTAATTATACTATGCAAGTTATTTATATAATAGGTATTGTTATACCTAACGAGCTGAAATTCTGTAAGTAGTCTTAAGGTTATGAACTATAAAACGTCTATTAGGAGTATTAGTGTATCTTAAATCCACAACCATATATTTATCTCTCATACGTTCTCCAAAGTCTGTCTTAGTTAAGAAAGCTGGAGTAAAGATATTTATAGGAGGAGTATTAGTATCATAGTCTACTTTATTACGAGGTACAGCTATAGACCAAGTTTGTTCTTTCTTCTTAAGATTAGAATTAAGAGTAAGAGTAGTCCAATCAGTATTTTCCCATTCATTGTAACATCTAACTGCAGAGAATGTATCATCAATATAGTTTACATTATCTGTTGCAGTAAAGGTTACAGTTGCATTAGGAGTAATTAAATCATCTATCCATAATTCATTATCTTCTATAGATTGTGAATTCCAAGATAGATTATCAAATACTTTAGTAGTCATAGGATTATCATTAACTAGAACTTTAATCATAGAGTTATTTACTGTACCATAGAAATCACAGTAAGCACCAAAGTTGTGTATCCAAATCTTACCTATGTTAGCACCTGAAGCATTAACATCTATACTAAATAAATATCTGTTATTGTTTAGATATATAGGAGGAGTGAATGAATACAATCCTGTAAACTTACCAATAGGTTCTGAGTATACTAAAGTATAGTTCTCATCATTCTCTACATCTTCTGAAGAATCATTTACAAAAGTATATAAGAACTCATTATGATAGTAATCATAAGTAGTTATAATACCTTTCTTTATAATAGGATTATCATTCTCTATTAGATCTGGATGTAAACGTTTAATAACAAAGTTTCTTTGACCATTGATATCTGATAGTGCTTTTAAACTACCATCAAACATGTAGATCTTCTTAGTTCTAACATCAACCCATGTAATAGCAGATTGAGATTTATATACAGACCACTGATGTTTAGTACCAACATCTAATGATAGATATTGATGTTTCTCTACAGTAGCTCCTTTACCTAGAGTAACAGGTAAACCATTATCTCCAGATATAGTAGTGATAGGATTGATATATAAATAACCAAATCCTCTTTCTTGTATATAATACAATTGTTCTTTTAAAGATATAATACAATTAATAGGACCATAGTTTCCTTCTACATCGTAGAAGTTATTAGTCTTATATACTTGCCAAGAATCTAATAATTCATTGTTAAACTTAACTTCAGAATAGTATATTCTATTTACCCATTTATCTGTTTCTACAAAGTCTATAGGAAGTGAGAAATATTTAACTACATCTCTTTCATTAGAATGGTAGGAAGCATATAAGTTTTCATCAGGTGTTATATACGTATTAACATTTAAAGATGTATTTATATGATCTCCAAATCTAACCTCTTGATTATTTACACTTGTACAAGGAAAGAAATAAGTAACAGATACATGTGCAGCTGAGTTAGCTGTGCTACCTGTAGCTGCTGTAGCTCCTGGATACCAAGCATCTCCACCAGCTTGATAGTTATAGTGTCTGTATTCAGGACTTGTTACAGAACCATCAGCAATGTTTTTAGATACCTTTTGGTGATCCCAGTAATTTAGATGAACATCTCCACCAAATACATCTATAGTAAGATTTAAGTTGTCTGTTAATGTTATATCATCTCTTTTAATAGGAATATAACTACCACAAGAAATATATTCTTTACCTGCTCTAGCAGAATAAGTGGCTCCACCATATTGAGTGTTATTAGGTTTGTAATATAAAGCAAATAGTTTTTGAGCCTGAGCAGCATTACTAGCACCATAAGCAGCATCATAATCATTAAATCCTGTATTAAATTCACAAGCTAATGTTTGATATCCTACTGCAGGTCTTAATGTATCAGAACCACCATCACCAAATGTTCTACCATAGTTGTGATAGGTTCTACCTCCTGCTAAAGTAGATGAAGTAGCATTTGTACCAACCCATTCAGCATCATCTATTGTTTTATTAAATGCTGCTGTTGTAGACACTGTAGCAAAGTTACCATATAATGTATCATCTACATACATATGTAAGTAGTAAGCCATTTCATCTTCATCATAACCTGATTGTAATTTTAAAGTAGCTCCAGCTCCTGTAGCTGTATTCCAAGCATTTACAGCAGGTGTTAAATCTCCTATTTGTAATTGTCTTGTAGTATATTTATTACCACCTCCATCAGCAGGTAAGTCATACCAATCAGCACCACCACCACCAGAATAATACCACCATCTATAACCTTGATTACTACCACCAGCTCTGGAAGCAGAGAAATTTTCTGATCTTTGTATACCTCTTATAAATAGTTTATCCCCTGCTGCATAGTTTACCCCTCCTCCTATATTAAAATCAAAACAATCAAATGTTTTAACATTAGCTCCATTAGCTCCAAATATACCTCCTGAAGGAGTTACTGTATTATTAGGAATAGAAAGTGTTTCCCAAGAAGTTTGAGTAGGATAAGGATTCCAGGGCTTACCCTGAACTGGTCCTAGTGTAGTAGGAAATGCTGTTTTAGCAGGATATAGAACATCATCTGTATAATGCCAACAAGCAGGTAAGTACACATCACTATCTAAATTTTCAGCAAACGTAGGTGTAATTAAACCACATCCAAGAATAGTTTTATCAGAATCTTCTAATCGTTCCGTTCTAACAATCTTATAACCACTACAAGTGTCAGCTAATGCTGATACATCTACCTCAAATTTTATATATAATATTTGACCATAAATCTCAGTACCATTTAAATAAGATAATCTAAAATCAGATATACCTGCTCCACTTGCATGAGAATCAGGATTACTGTTTAAATCACCAAAAGTAGGCATTTTAATATCTCCTACCCATTTTGTAAACAGAGGTTGATTTTCTAAATCAAAAAACTGTATACCAAATCTATAAATTTCTTCATGTTGAAATCCCTTTATTACAGATGTTCTGTAAGGACTCTTCATAGAACCTATACCTCTTATAGGATATACTTGATTAGTAGAATCATTAGGAGAAGATAACAGGTCATATTGAGCAAATGTAGAAACAGGATTAATATTGTCACACTCTCTAAAAGGCACATCACTATATATATTATAAGAATCATCACTGTTACTAGTTCTATTCATAGTATTTAACTGAATAGAATAAGTACCAAACTCATAAGAGATATTAGTACCTGCTCCACCTAATACACCACCTGCTGTATTAGGTTTAAAATAACATGCGTTAGCACTGAAAGCTCCTGTACTATCATAGTATTCATTTATAGTATCTGAAGTTTCAGGAAGAGCTGCTGCTTGGGCTGGTGTGAAAGCACTGTTTACACCATTGTTAGTTAATCTAATATCTGTAGTTACAGCATTAGAAGTTAACGCTCTAAATGCTCTAGCATCCCATGTTCCTACAGAACCTTGTTTAACTTTTACATTACCCCAAAATAATCTATTATCTTTAGTATCTACTGTCTTAGCATGTGTAAATGTAGAAGCTAAGGTTAAAAATTCTGTCAAAGGAATCTCGTCATCAGGTAAACTTGTTACATCTATTGTGACAGTTCCTGTAGAAGGTATATTATCTTCTGTAACAGAATATACTCTTGCAATATCTGTTTTAGAAGTTCTATGTAATAACACATATTCAATTCTGTCAAACTTAGTATCTATATTAGATATTGTCCAACGTATACCTTGTGAAGAACTTACTCCTGAATATACTCCCTCATAAGGTAAAAAAGATGTAGGGGTTACATTTATTAAATGTACAAAGTTAGACATAGGAGAATAATTAGTAATAGCTCCTAAAGACTGTTTAAGTCTATAACATAATTCATATGTACCAACAGGTAATGATCCTCCTATTAATTCATTTAGAATAGGTATATCAAATCCTATAGAAGGTATAATACTAGTTAACTTTGGATTTAAAGCCATTAACTGCTCATCTGCAGTATTTATAGTTCTAACTTTATTATAGAAATCTGTCCAATATATTCTTTGAATAGGATCTGATTCATATCTACCTGTAGCTGCACTTGGTGCTATAGGATAGTTTTCATTGAAATCTAACCATTGAGAATATAATAAAGTTAGGGTAGTAACTCTAGTAGTTTCACTGTAATTTAATTTCCATATAGCTCCTAGACCTGTATTAGAATCATTTGTTGGATTAGTCCCTTGATCTGCTGTAAAAATATAAAAATTATCTAAGATGAAAGTATGTCCTATTATTCTATTAACCGCTATAGCGTTTACATAAGAAACTTGTGTAGCAGAAGCTGTTCCTGCAAAATCATAGAATCTTAGAAAGTTAACTGCTCCACCTGAAGGTGTGATAGTAATTGTAATAGCTGAAGAATCAGTTCTTGTACAATCTACATATTCAGGTATCTGTGATATAACTACATACCCATCTTTATAAGCTACAGTAAATGTAGCAGTAGTAGGGGTTACATTAGTAGTTTGATAACAATTACTTAATGCTTTAATTGCTGTATAGATTTGAAGTCCTGTAGTAGAAGTGTTTACTGCTATAGATGAAGTAGTTTGTCCATTAATAGTAATAGTAGCAGTATCTGTCATTACTGTTGGAGTAATTATAAGAGATTCAATCTTATAAGTTGGTCTCATAGTAGGAAACTTAACAGCACATTCATTACCACGAATATTTACTAATCCTCCTCCTGATTCACCTAATTCTGTTATAGCTCTAAAATTATAAGCTTGTAAATATTTATCTTTAGCAAGGAAGAACTTAGAAATATCTGAGTCCATACCTTGTGATAGCAAGTTATTAGTTTCCATTATTGTAAAAATTTCCTTTCAGGACTATTAATATTACTAAAGAATGAATTTCTATCAGTCTGTATAGGTAATAATCTAACCCAAACATTTCTTAAATTTGCTAATTTAGCTTCATCTGGCATATTAGCACTACCTCTAGCAGAGTTGACATAGAATAACCAATCTCTTTGAGACTCCATATAAACATCTTTTGCTATCTTACCCTTTCTATATTCTATTCTATCTAATTTAAATGTACAGTAAGAAGCTAATGCTTCATCAAAATATACATTATCTGGTATTACAGGATAACCTTCTTCATCTACAGCTACAGCTTGATAAACCATACAAACTGTTCCCTCTTGAAATGATGTATTTAGATATCCATCTTGTATATAAAAAGTATCCTGAGTACAGCATTTAGGTATTTTATTACAATCTTCACAAAAATAATTAGTTATCATAGACTTAGATGACCAAGACATAGGAAGACTGTCATGAGCTAAATCAATAGGATAGACAAAATCACAAGGTAATGCTACTCTATTATTAACAATAGTAAGTTCTACACTATTGTTTTTATATTGTGCATAAGAACCTATCTTTAATAAGGCTTCACCGCACCACTCTATTAAATGTGATTCATTTATTTCTGTATTACTTCCAAGATCTCTGTAAAGTTTAGAGATAATTCCCTTTAAAGATTTATATTTATATATCATACTTTTTAATTTTTAAATCTCCAAATAAATCCACCTGCTGTTTTTTGTCTGTTATTTAATACTGCAGATATATTGTTAATTTTTAATATTTTTTGAGTATCCATTATATTATCCCACTCTCTAATTAAATTTTTATTTAAATCTAATTGAAGTATGTGTTTCATTTTATCAAAACGTCTTTTACCTTTTAGAGATTTAGAATTAGATAATCCTATTTTATTTTTGTGTTCTACAGATAACTTTTTACCAAGATTTTGTTCAGATCTAATTTTTCTTTCTTTTTGAGAAACAATTCTTCCATAAGCTCCTTCTCCTCCATTAGTAAGATTAACTAATGAACCTTTATTTAAATCTCTTCTACCAATAACTTGTATTAAATACTTTTCGTTTTCACAACTCTCTTCTGTAGAAATATTCTTAGCTACAAAAACAACAATTGGTTCCAATCCTTTCTTTTCTAAAGACTTAAGTTTAGAATACATAAAAGTTCGATCTTTAAAATATTTATGTTGTTTATATCTTTTACCTACTCCTTTACCAACATAAAAGGGTTCGTAATCAAATATTAAATCTAAACCTTGAACTTTATATTTTAATGGTTTACTAGGATCTAAATAAACATAATTATAATATTTTAAATTATTCATGATGCTAATTTTGAATAGTAATCTAGTTTTGGATTTTTTATTAAAGCTTGTTTAATAGATCTTGAATTAGGTCTTGTAGCTTTGAATTGATAATAACGTTTACCCTTAAGCTTCTTCTGCTTATCCCACTTCCACTTATATCTCTCTGAGTTCTCAAAGTAAACTATCTGACCAGTCTCTTTTGATTTCTTCCAATCAATAGCCCATTTACCCTGCTTAGAGGAATCAAAGTTCTGTTCAAACTTAATTACTCCTAGTAATCCTAACTTATATGGTAATGGATATGTTAAGCAGTTGAATACTATCTTCTCTGATAATATCTTATTAAAGTCTTTTACAATAGAGGTATATACTTTGTAATCAGTTATACCTCTTCCCTTAACTTCTGCTTCTCTTTTATACTCTTCATAGAAATCTGATAATCCTATATCTGAGTTTAATTTTCCTTGTGTTCTTTGTATTACTTCCTTAAATTCTGTCATTATCCTGGATTTCCTGGTAACTGTGAATCTTCATTAGATCCATCATTACTACTATCTTGTTTAAATTTCAAGAATGGTATTACCTTAACTTTAATAATATAATTGGTTATCTCATTAGCCATCTTAGCACCTACTGGATAAGGAGATGTATATACATCAAAACATGATGAACTTGAACAATCTACCCAATTAGATAGATCTGTTGGATCTTCAAATATCCCATATACAGTAACTCTTTCAATAAGTTGTTCATTTAAAATATATAAATATCCATTCTTTAAGAACCATCTTGCTTTTTTAGATGTATACTTGTTAGCTGAACTGTACATAGTTTCAAAAGGGTTGCTCTTGCTTATAATATCTCCTGAAGCACTAACAACCCTAACGATGGAATTATCACCAGCAGTTTCAATGGTTACTGGTAATTTATTGACTGATCTTAATACATAACAATTAGTGTTTACTAAACAACACTCAGACTCATCTACTTGCATCATTTCAACACAAGAAATAGATTGTATCCAAACATCTGATAAACTTTCTTTCTTTTGGATAGCTTGAGATATTAACATTGCTCTTGCTTCATGTATCCAATAGTGGATTTGTTCATGCTCTATTCTAAATACATAAGACAGGTCTCCTGATGTAGCAAGATTTTCAATATCTGATGTTATATGTGATAATGTTATCATCGTGTAAATATATGATTATTTTCTGAATAAAACAAATTTATAACCTACTATAGGCTGCTTATTTGTCATGTTATACCCTAAAGAGAGAGTGTGTCTTTTATAAGATACTCCAACTTCTGGAGCAAATATATTAGAACCCACTGTCAATCCTGCACCTATTTGAAATGTAGGTGGATATAAAGTAGGTACTTTAATTGTTGTTGTTTGAGAATCTACTATTCTAAGAGGTACTTTTAAGGTATAAGAAAGGTCTTTTCCTAGTAGAGTACCTTGAGCAACATAATCTGTGTAATATATATTAATATTATCATCTACAAGACTATCTTGGTATACTTTAATATTCACACAAGTATCCTTACCTTTTATATTTACTATAGTATCATGTACTATATAAGGAGTAGGTACTTTAATATATTTAAACTGGATAGGTTCTTTAGGTGGAAATATAGTATCTATGTCATGTATAGTGATAGTATCAGCTATAGGCTTATTAGCTTTAATTAAATCTTTAACTAATCCTGTACCACATGTAGTCAATAGAATAGCTACAATGAGAATTATACCCCATTTAATTAATTTATATATACTCTCTTTCTCTTTAGTTGAGTTCATCTTCTTTTGGTAATTCAGGCTTTTTAAATGTAGAGAAGTATCCACCTAAAGCGATAGTTGCAGATAATACTAATTTCATATAATCTCTTTCCCAATCAAATGTAGACCATTCAATAGAAGACCATGCTGTAGCAATTGCTACTATAGCTCCTGCTATAGTTGCTCCCCAGTTATGGATATTTTTTTTAAGTTTGTTTATAAAAGTCATAAATTTTTACAAATAGGTTCTATTTTTAATATAATTAGTTTTAATGTTTGTGCATAATTAGGTCCTGTTGCATAACCTGCTTTAGCTACCTCATCTGCAAAACAGAAAGGATTATCCTTACATACTAAGAATGTTTTAGCGTATCTTGTATTTCTAATAAAGAATTTACCATGATCTGTGAAAGACTCTTCTGGTGTAGCATACTTTCTAAAGTATGTCTTAACTGTATACTTATATAGTTTTTTAATAGGATCAAATACCTTAGATAAGATAACTGGAAACTTAGCATCTGCTGATTTTAAATACTCAGTTGTAGTAATTAGTTGTTCATTACCGTTGATACCATCCGTATCTTTAATACCAAACATCATATTACCTGGAGCATGAGCTCCCCATCCTGTTTCTACAGCACATTGTGCTAATGTAAATAAGGCTGGTACTTTGGTAGCTGCTTCTGATTTCTTAGCTTCCTTATAATATTTCTTACAAAATTCTACTGGTGTCATATATTAATTTTTATAAATTTGCTGAAGTTAAAGCTTTAATCTGTTTAGCTATAGTTTCTAAATCTTGTACTATCTTACCATAACTATCTGTTGTAGTGTGAGTTGTTTTTAATTCATCCCATACAGATGCTGGTATATTAGATAATAAGTTTCCTAATATATATCCTGCTTCTCCTGAAGCATATGTTCCTGGTAAAGATATTGTCCAAGGGTCAGAACTTGCACCCATGTTATTCATAACTTCCCCCATAGTATTAGCATTGTTGTAATCTGCTGTTAAAGCATTCCATACACCATCTACTAATTGATGTACTTCAGCTTCTGACTGATTAACATAAATGTTAGCAGCCATTGATAGAGTACCTCTTAAATCAGCAGTAACAGAACCTGTCCCTGTTAATGCAGCATTCATAAACGCTATAACGTTTAACCCTGCTGTTAAACTTCCTGTACTAGTTAAACTAGCTGCTAAGGATACAACTCCAACTAAGTTTGCTGTTGTAATAGTTCCTGAGCCATTCAATGCTGAAGCTAATGCTGTTACTAAAGATAGATTAGCTGCTGTTATATCACCTGTTCCTGTTAAATTAGAAAGTATATTTATACCCATTGATAATCCTGCTGTTTGAGTACCTGTACCATTAAGTTGTGTTGTAGCACTTAATAAAGCACCTTTATCTCCCATCATTATTGTATATGGAGGATTAGTACCTGTAGGAAAACTATCTCTTTTAATCTGTTCTATATTATTATCTACTTGAGCTTTAGTAAAATAACCTCTCATAGAATGTGGTTGTATAATCCATACAGGATTAGTGATACCACTATGATTGTGACCACAAATTAGATTAATATATGAATAGTTACTAATTAACATTATCCCCAAACAAAGTTTAATTGTCCTGATACAGCACTCGATACAGGTGTTGCAGCTCCTGAACCCCATCCAAAATAAATTGCAGCTCCGTCATAAATACGTGGCATACTAGGATATTCAAATAAGAAGTTTCTTTCTGATGCTAAACCTAATGTTGATATAGGAAAACGTGCTAATTCTTTTACTAAAGCTACTGTATAACTACCAGACACATAAGATGTAGAATTTTGAATTGTATTAATCTCAGCAATACCAGCATCTCCTGCTTGTAAAGGCATCATATAATTATATTTACCTGTACCAGTAGCTCCTGTATAAACAATCTGAGAGTTAGGACAAGCTGTTTTACCAATAGGTAATACAGTTGGTGTAGCTCTAGAAGTTGTTTGTGCTGAGTTAGTATAACCTAAACTCATGTTTGGAGTACCTGCTCCTAGTGGGGTAGCTGATGGATTAAATATAATTGCTTGTACACCAGCACCATTAGTGTAACGTGGTAATAACCAGTTAATAGTATGAGTACCAGTACCAGTAGTTGTAATATCAATAGCTGTTCCAGCAACAGCATTAGCATAAGTTGTAGCTACTTTAAAAGTACTATTATCAACTCTAATTAAATAATAATCAGTTGCTGTTGCTAAAGGAGCTGGTAAAGTAGTAGTAGTTGTAAATCTTACTCTAGTACCAGTTAATAAATTACTAGGTAAGGAAGTTGTTGATGTATATGTACAAATATCTGTAGTATCATCAGCAGTAAATGTAGCTGTTCTAGTAGATATAGTATTTGTTGTAGCTTGTGCTGTAGTTGTAGTTACAGTTGTTACACGATAGTAACCTATAATATCCCATACTACTAAAGTACCTGGAGCCATAGTAGCAGCTGCTGTAACAGCATGTCCGCTTAATAAGTATTTATTATATCCACTAGCTTGAACATCACCACCATGTTGAAGTGTTCCTGCTGATGTAGTATCATCTTCTACTGGAATAAATGTTAAGTTAGCTCCTGTATCAAACAAAGCATCTGCTGGTGGATTACCTGCACCTCTAGCTAAAGAGTGCCATTCATTAGCAACACATACAGTTGTTGGTTGCATATTTTTACCAAATGGTGCATTCCACGCTTGTCCATTACTAAGAGCTTGTATTATCTGATCATTACTTGAAAATCCTGCCATTATATTATATTTTATTCTTTTTTATGTCCATATTACTTTTAAATCTCCTCTAAGAACAGTTGCTGCTAAACTACCTAATGGTAAGCACAAAAATCCTAAAAAAGCATCATCATATATTTTTATTACATCAGTTGTAGGAATTAAATAGTCCTTTTCATAAGGAACTGTTATTTCTCTAAAACATGTTTGAGCTAAAGGTTTAACTAATACTAAAGCAAATAATCCTGTATCAATTCCTAACATAGTTACTGATTCAATACTTCTTACTCCACTATCACCAGCCTGTAATCCTATAAAAGGATTAGAAGCATTAACAGTGGCTCTATTACTTCCTAATACATTTCCTACAACAGTAGATGTATTCATAGTAACCGTTTGACTAGTTCTACCTGCAACACCATCTGAATTAGTATATGTAAAATAGAATTGTTGTCCACCTGTTCCAGCATTAGTTTGAATACACATTACTTGTACTCCTTTACCATCAGTATATCTAGGTAAGGTATTTACATTAACCATATTTTGAACATCTGTTGTTCCTTCATCTATAAAAGGATAGAACAATAGATAATCACAAAGAATTGTATTCATTGGTAATGCTGTTGAAGCATTAGCTTGAGTTGTTATACTTCTTAAATACTTTTCACTAGGTGTAACATTTGGACCATGATATAGTCCACCATCAGTAGATTGTCTTAATTGAGTAGCTGTTAATATACCACCAATATAGTATTGTGGTGGTGGCATACCTGGAGACATAGAAGTATCAAACCATAATCCTGTAATGGTAGTTTGAGATGGAGTCTTACGCCAAATGTAGTTTCTTACATTACCTTCAAGCTCTGTATCTATTACTTCTCCTATGCTTTTAAATCCAGCCATTATCCTTTAAATTGACTTTTACCATAAGCATGACCATCCATGTCACAAGTAATAGGTGCTAGTCTTTCTACAAAGTATTTTTTACCAAAGAAAGATTTAAGGTTTTCAATAAATCCTTTTGGTTTTCTTTCTTTTTTAACAGTACATTTACAAATTCTAATAGGTTCTGGTAAGTTTCTTACCATTACACCTCTTCCACAAACTGAACATTTATACATATCTTCCTTTATTTTATTTATTAATCTTCTGTTACTGTTAGAGCTGTTGCAGCAAATTGTGGTTGAATACCACTAGATACTGAACGAGATGCAGTTAATGCACCTGAGTATAGTATTACTGATGCACCTGCTGATGCAACTCCAATACTTACGTGAGTGATAGTTTCTGAACCACCTGTACATTCAGGGAATTGAGCTAATGCTGTATTAGAAACAACGTTTCCTGCTACAGTCCATCCACCTACTGTTCTAGCTACAGCTATCCTAGCATATGAAGTATATGCACATTCATTAGTAGTTTGATCACCAGCTTCACCTGGGTCAGCTGTATGTAATGCTAGATAAAAACTACCTGCTGCTGCAGAGTTTTGTAATCCTGCTGCATCACCTATGTTAGCTATATCTACATTATTAAATAATAGTTGTAGTAAACTATTTTCAAAAGCATTTGATTTTGACATGTTATGTTATTGTTATATCTGTTAAGTTATTATTAGAATCATAAGCAAATACTTTAGTTAATGTAAAAGTACTTCCTTCTTTCTCTATATATATTTGAGTTAAACTATCTCCTGTATAAGTGTATGTAATTGTAAATAATGTAGTTGCTGTAGTATTATCAGTATATATTGTTTGTTGAGTTATATTATCACCTGTATATGTAAACTCTTTATATCCTGTTTTCTGAGCCCATTTATAACTATCCATAAACTCTTGTGTAAGAGTATCATTAGCAGTTAATGTTTTAAGATATTGCTTTAAACTAGTAACAGGTTCTGTAGCTTCTAACTCTACACCTACATGGGTGTCTTTAAGATATAATCTCTTTAATCTATTTTCCTTAGTACCTATCCATATATCACCATTCTGCTCAGTATATTTCCTACCCTGAACAGCTAATCGTGAACCTGATATTCTATTTATTTCAGCTGAGCTGTAAGCCATTAGTTATAAACTCTTATAATTAAAGAATTATCTACTAAAATATCATTAGCTGCTACAAAAGTAGTATCTGTTGTAGTTAATGTAATAACACTGGTACTAGTTAGAGCGTATCCAAAAGTTCCTTTAACAGTTCCTGATGGTATTACAACTGTTTTATTAGCAGTAAAAGCATCATTTAATGTAGCTAAATATTCTCCAGGAGCACTATAAGTTATAGCTGGAGTACCTGATAATTCATTAATTATAACTGTTTTAGTAGGAGCCGCTGTAGAAGCCTGTGTTAATAATACTATATATTCTTTATATGAACCACTACCAGCAGGACCCGTTCCATTTAGATTATCTATAATCTCATTTACTTTATCATAGATTTCAGATATTTTTTTAATCCAAGCTCCTGTAGAAAATCTATTTCTTAATTTTTGTATACTCATATGTCTATTTAACTAAATAATTTATTCCATTCTATTTTTAACCATGCTGTAAAAGCACCGAATATTGTACCTACTAATCCACTAACCCATAATACTTTACCTTTTAAAGAGTTATGAGATTCTTTTAAAGCAATGTGCTCATCTCTTAATTTATCATGTGCTATACTATGATCTACCATAGATCTTTTAATATCATCTATTCCAGCTTCTGTTTTACCTGCTGTTTCTTTTAGTTCTAATAGAACTCTATAAATCTCATCTTGACTCATAATATCATTTAATTAATACTTTCTTATAATTTTATGTTATTGAAAAGAGCGTCTACCATTATACATTTATACCTCTAGCTGTCATATATTTTCTAACTCTATACTCTAATCTTGATTCACTAACTATGCCACTTCCAAATCCAATTAAAGCTGTGTTATCGGTAGTTTGATTAGCTAAAGACCCTGAGCTATTAGCTCCACAGACATATACTTCAAGATTATTAGGTGACCCTGAAACGTCCGAATCTGTTCCTAGTGTAGTTGTATTCCTGTATAATGTTGTTAATATAGATGTAGTCCTTTGTGCAAATAAAAACCCTTGACTAGCAGATGTTGTTGATGTAGAGTCTCCAACCGCATTTATTGTTCCCAACATAAGAGTAGTGTTAAATGGACACATTCTTAAAAAGACACCGCCGCCATAACATCCCATAATAACTGTTCCATTTTGTATTCTATTAGTTCTATTATAATTAAACATAGAGCCTGAATTTTGAGTAAACTTTACACCATTAGTTGAAGGATTCCATTTTGTGTTTAAATAAGACGTTGTTCCGTTTCCAGTAACACCATTAACATCTAATGTAGGAGAATTAACCGCAACCATTGGAGTTGTCCCAGAAGTCTTAATAGGAGCTAATCTTTGTTCATCAGTTTCTAACCCTCCAACAGGGTGTAAAAAATCTATTTCAACTAAATCTGTATCATTTTCTACACCTTGAAATAAATCATTCAAATCATTTAAAACTGATTGTGACGGCTTAACAGATAATGTGTTATACCAAGTTTGTAAATTAGATTGTAGCGGAGGATTATATCCAGCGTTTGGGCTAGGAATATAAATTAAAGCGTTTTGATACACTTTATCTGCTCCTTGAATAGATAAATGTATTCCATCAGAGCTTAAATCTGTTGTAGTACTCCATCCCGATGGTATTGGAATTATTTTTTTAGCCTCAAAAGTTGTGTTAATATAAGTAGTTAGTGCGCTTTGATTTAAAACTGTTTCCGTTAATGGTAATTGATGATAAACAACAGTTCCATTACCCTCTAATTGTTTAACTATATTTAAATAATTAGCTTGCCATGTACCAGCCGCAACACCATTCGCAATATCATTTCTGCCAATAAATAACATAACATATTTAGCTTTTTGAGAAAGTATCTCTGGCATATTATTTAAAATATCCTGAGTTACATTTCCACTGCCAGCCGCTAATTGAACCATCCCTCCAGTCTTCCATTCTATTAAATTAGAAAATCTATTCGCTAATGTTTGCACCCTATACCCCTCGCTTTTACTATCACCAATGATATTTAAATAAATGTTTTTATATTGATTGTCTGTAAAATCAAATGTATTTACTGTATAATCTCCATAAAAATTATTAAACGCAACCTGATTTATATTAGGCAAAGCTACTGCTGCTCCACCTGGCTCTTGTAATGCTGATGAATTGAGCCAACTTATAGTCTGATAAGTATTAGGATTGTTCATATTCCTAACAGAAAAAGTTACAGTATTATATTCAAATGTTACAGTATATTCTATTTGGTCTCCAACAATAGATGTAATTCTAGCAACTCCACTTGTAGCAACTTGTGTTCCGTTGTTATTATAAATAGTTGTTAATCCATTGTTAGCTCCACTTTCTGCCCAATAAGCACATTGAAAATTTGTTAACTGAGAGAATGTAGATACTCCTGCTAATCCAAGACTAAACCATTTGTCAGAAGCGGATACAGAATTAATAGTAACTAATGCTTTAATAGTAAATCTTTCAGATTGTAATGTCCATTTATTATATCTGATAAAACTTGTAATAGCCCCAGTAGTACCTGCTGACCTTATAGAACTGGCATTAAATGTCCACGTAGTACCAGCTCCTGCTGTTGTCCATCCTGACGAAGCGTAATCATTAGCAAAAACTTGACCTATAACAACTGGATGTTGTTCTGCTTTTACCTTTCTATTTAAATTTACATTAGGCATACTAGTCTTCTAATATTCCAAGAGTTATAGTTAAATCAGCAGAAGTGAAAACAGGAGTCGCCCCTCTTGCTACTAAAGCATAATACAAAGTATTATTTGCATTTGTTTTAATTGGATATGAAATAGAGCTATCGCAATACACTTGTCCAGCCGAACTTGCATACCAATTACCTATCGAAATAGGAATAACGGCTTGTACAAATGGCATATTAGCATCAGAGAAATCCCATGCTGTATTGTCAGTTGGAGCTGTAAAAGTTCTATCAATTATCCAAAGTTCCATTGCAACGTTAGCAGTTGTAAGTTTATCAGAAATTAATATACTTTTAATAATTCCTGTACCACCACCTGCAGTTCTTGTTATACTAGAAAATGATTGTGGAGTAGTTGATGTACCCATGTAGTCACCAGTAGAATAAGCTCCAGCAGCACTCATTACAACTGTACTTTGTACTAAAGTTGTAAATCCTCCCACATTTCCTGAACTTACTGTAGTGTTTAAAGTATCATTTAAACTTCCTGCTGCTCCAGGAGTTATAAGTCTCCTGAACATCATTATTAATTGCTTTATATAATCTTTTGATTGATCTGCCATTGTGTTATATTATTTTAAATTTTATTATTAGTGTTCATCACATAAATCACAAATTTTTGATATCTGTGTAGCTATGTTATCTGCTTGGTCTTCTGTTAGACAATTTGTATATTCTGTTATGGTAGTTACAGGTGTAAGAGTATCAGTATTACAATTACCTACAATAGTATTAGCTACTGTTATAGCAACTTCTGTAAGTGCAGGTCCAACTACAACATTTATGTGTAATGCCATGTCAGTAATACCACAAGGTGTAGTAACTGTTATAACTTTATTAGAATTAACACATGAACTTACAACATATGAATATCCTAAGCTTGTTAAATTACTTATAAATAATTGTTGTACTGTACTAACAGTATCTCCTGAAGTAGTTACTGTTGTTTCTACACCATTTAAAGTATATGTGAATTCTATACCACTAGATCCATTTAAAACAGTATCCCAATTAACACACGTAGTTGTAAAAGTATATTCTCCTGTTATAGAAGGATTATCAACAAATGTATAAGTAGTTTCTTCTAAAGGAGCTTGATAACATCCTAGTGCTTCTGTGTAAGATATAAGTAGAAATAGTTTTTGGAATTCTTTGTCTGCACAACGATGTCCACTTATATACATATCAGCTACCTTTTTAGCAAGAGTACCTGAACAGCACATTGCTTTGTCTACTATATTATCTTTCTCTACGCTATTCATTAGTATTTATAAACTACTGATTTAATCCATTTAATAGTTGGTGAACCTAAACTGCCAGCTATAGTTATATTTATATTTTCTCCAGCTGCTAAAGTTGTAGCACCTAGAAAATGAGTATGATCTGTTTTAAGAGGAGTAACTTCTTTTAAAGCTGTTCCTGCTCCTGATATAGTTGCTGCATCTACAGCATATGTTGTAGTAGTTACTGAAGCTGGTTCAGAACCTATTAAATACATGTTAGTTTCAACTAATACTGTTTCAGTGTCTGAAGAAGTATTAGTATATAATACTACATTAAAACCTGCTCCTGAAATTGATTGTGCTGGAGTATAGGTAGTATTAATATAAGCAACAGCTACTGCTGATGATACTCCTGTTGTTTCTGGACATGTACAATCTACATGATTTAGGCATTGACTACAATTACACATTAGTATTGATATTTATATATAAAAGCTGTTAACCAATTCATTCTTGCTGAACTATCTGAAGATGTTACATGAAGACTAATGGTATCTCCTGGACCAATAGTAGTTCTAATCAATATATGATTTAAAGTTGTTTTAACAGGTGCTGATGTATAAGTTTGAGTACCACTTTCAGCACTTGGTGTAACTAATCCATTATTAAAATAAAAACTAGTTAATGTATGAGCACTATTACTAGTTATATACATATTAGCATTTATAATAATAGTTTGATTAGCGCTACTTGTATTTGTGTGTAATAAAGTTGAAGCTCCTGAACCACTATTATAAATATTTAATGGAGCGCCATCAAATGTAGTAGAAAGCACTGAATCTAATTCAGCTCCTTCTAAAGGGTTAGATGGAGGACATTCACAATTTATTGTAGTATCTATGCAATTACAATCACACATATTATATATATTTTACTGAAAATATTCCAGAACAATTAGTTAAATCTATTAATTTAGATTCTGTACTAGTAATTTTGTATGTTACTACATCAGAATAATTTAATGTTAATTCTCCACTATAATGAGTTACAGGAGTATATGAAGCTGATGTATCATCTATTACAATTAATGTAGGTTGAGCTACACCATTAACATACCATGTGCCTGTTAAATCTGTTACACCATTAGTTTTAACAGTATATGAAATAACCATATTTATTTTACCTGTAGCTAAAGTTACACCTCCACCAAAAGGAATAGGAGCCACAGCTAATCTTACTAAAGGAGATTCTGTATGAGCAACAGGAATACTATGATAAGTAGGTAAAGAATCTAATAATATAGAATTTGTAGGAGTGGGTGTAATAGTAGATGTTATACCACTAACTGTACCATATCCTGAACCACCTGCTGTAATAGTTACACTTACTACTTGACCTATAGTATTTATAGTACATGTAGCTGTTGCTGATGAGCCTGTGCCTCCTATAGCGATTGTAGGAGCTACTCTATAATTATCTCCTGGATAAGTTATAGTATATCCAGTAACAACTCCTGCTACTGAATTAAATGTAATAACTGCAGGATTATATGCTTCTGTAGAGTTAGAACCATTTCCACCTAACCAAGAAAACACAAATGGTCTAGGTTGGTCAGGAGCTGGAGGAGGACAGTTACATCCCATATCTATTTGAAAACAATCTGTACAAGGCATATTGTTAACAGTTTTTACATGTAGAGTTTCTACATAGTTTAGCTAATACTGCTTGAATTGATTCAAAATTAGATACTTGATAACATCTAGCAGCATTCTTTAAAGACTCTAAGAAAGTCTTAGCTTTAGTATAATTATTGATTTTATCAATGTCTTCTTGCTTACAACAGTCACAATCAGTGACTTCAATGTCAGCTAATAATTCTTGAACACAACATTCTGTGTTACAATAGAATAAGTAGTTTCTTACCTTTTGATATATAGTTCCTCCTGCTGTTCTATAATGTAATAGAAACTGCCAGTGACCATCTTCTACAGTAGTA